AGACGGAAAACGTTGACTTTAAGCACCTTAACGAGCAGGTCATTGCGGAAGCGGACGCACAGTACCAGCAGCAAATTATGTCCGGCATGATCCAGATTGATCCTCAAACGGGGCAACCTCCTCAGCGGGGCAGTGTTATTCCAATCAACGATTGGGATAACGATGATGTCCACATTGAAATCCACGAGTTGATGCAGAAAGCCGCGTCGTACAAGATGCTGCCGGACTTTATTAAGCAAGAGGTCGAAAACCACGTTGGTCAGCACAAGGCTCGTCGATACGCGCGAATGATCGGAATGATTCCGCCTGTTGGTCCTCAGCCTGCTGGCGCTTACGAACCAGGAAACTCTGGTAGTTTGCAGCCTCCTATGGGTTCTGACGGTCCCGGTTCGATGCCTCCCGCAGGCATGGATCCTACAATGACTAGTGGTGCTGGGCCCGATCAAGCTCAGTGATTTACCCGCTTGGCTGGTGTATAGGTAAACGCCACTGTGATGAGTGCCCGGGTACGTATCAGTCTAAAATAGATTTATCTGCGGTTGATGCGTGTATTTGCGACTGTCATGATGTATAGTGTTATCTATGGATAACCTAAACGATACAGCCCTTACCGTCGAATCCCTTGATCTAAGCGGAATTCCAGGCATCGAAGAATACCTAGGAACGCCTGCAAAAGAGGAAGCGATCGAGCCCCCCGCCCCTGAAGAAGCAATTGCGGACACTTATTCTGAAGTTTCAGAGAGCGCAATCTCTTGGGCTTCAATTTCGGAAGATCTTCCCGAGCCACTCCACGAGACACTTCGCCCCATTGTTGATGAATGGTCGCGCAAATACGAGCGAGTGCGTGAAGAGGCCGCCCCGTACTACAACTTGGTTGAAAGCGGATTTACATCCGAAGAAATTGAGATGGCCGCGGCCCTTCAGCGAGCGCTCTCTACGGACCCTGAAGGATTTTACGATCAAATGGGTCAAGCGTACGGGTACGCCCAAGCGCAAAAGATAGCCCAACTAGAAGAACGGGTCCAACAAATACAGCCCGCCGCAGCCGCCGCAGGCGAAAAGAACTGGTGGGAAGAAGAAGACGCAACTACGCCTAACGAGCAGACGCGTGTTGTTGCCGATCCCCGAATTGATCAGATGGAGCAGGAACTCGAACAGCTCCGGGCAATGCAGGAACAAGTTTACGAACAGCAGCGTCTCGACGAAGGCCGCGCGCAAATGGAAATTGAACTTGCCAGCATCCGACAGAAGTATGGCGAGTACGATGAAGAAGAAGTTGTTCGTCGCGCCGTAGCAAACCACCACGTCGATGGTGACGCAAGCCTTACCCGGGCATTTCACGAATACAAAGATATGGAAGCACGGTACATGGCCGACATTTCGTCTAAGCAAAAGAGCGCACCAAAGGTTATGGGAGCCTCAAGTGGCATGGTCCCTTCCGAGCCGCCGGCAAAACTTGACACGGATGATGCGCGACGACAAGCCGCACTCGAGCTTGCCATCCGCCTGGGCGCGACACCGCCCAACGGCTCACGCTAATCTAAACACATCAAACTCTTTAAATCTCTGATAGTCTGTTTACTAGTGCAAGCCGTCCTTACGGTTGGACCGCACTGCAAACCGACAATTAACCTTTAAGGAGAAGCACATCATGGCAGATGGTGTATCGCTTGCAATTGGCTCGGCCGTTCTTAAGCAGATTTATTCGGACGGTGTAAACGAGCAAATTAACAACGAAACCCCCGCTCTTGGGCACATTAAGAGCACCTCAAAGAACATCACTAACGTTGGTGGAGCTGGAGTCGCATTCGTTGCGCACTTCGGACGCAACCACGGTATTGGTGCTCGTAGCGAACTTGAGCGCCTTCCTGAAGCAGGACAGCAGCTCTATGCACGCGGAACCACCGGACTGAAGAGCCTCTACGGAGCAATTCAGTGCACCGGTCAGGTTATGAACCAGGCAAAAACCAACCCGCAGTCGTTCATCGACTACGTCGGTGAGGAAATGACCCGCCTGAAGACTGACCTTGCCAAGGACACCAACCGCCAGATCTATGGCGACGGAACCGGAACGCTTGCAGTTCTTACCGCAGCAGGTAGCGCTGTCACAACCCTTACGGTTGACGACACGATCTACCTCAGCATTGGTGCACGAATCGACGTCCTTCAGGCTTCGACTCTTTCCAACGCAGTCCCGACTCCTCGCAACACCGCGTACGTAACGGTTACGGGAATCAACGAAACCACCAAGGTCATCACCGTCTCGGCAGCAATCGCTACCGTTACCGTTGGCGACGCTCTTGTTCGCTCGTCGCGCTCCGCTTCTCAGGGCACGAACTCGTGGAACAAAGAAATTCAGGGTTTCAAGGCTCTCATTTCCTCGAGCGGTTCGCTTTACGGAATCGACCCCGCAACGTACCCCGATTGGAAGTCCACCGTCAACGCACCTGTTGCCGGCAACGGAGCCCTTACCGAGCTTGACCTCGATAAGGTTGTCCAGGACGTTCGTCGCAAGGGATCGAAGCCCACGCGTATCATCACCACTCCCGGTGTTTACCGCGCATACTGGTCGGCACTTCAGGGCCTTCGTCAGTACGTCAACAAGACGGACCTCAACGGTGGTGTTGGTAGCGCATTGTCGTTCACCACGCCTTACGGTGAGATCCCGATGATGACGGACTTCGACTGCCCCAAGGGCGTGGCGTGGTTCCCGAACGACTCGGAAATCTGCATGAACACCAACGTTGGTTGGGAATGGATTGACGAGCAGGGCGCAACTTGGCAGAAAATCCCCGGATACGACGGATTCATTGCTGAAATGCGCAACTACTCCGAGCTCACGACTTACCGTCGCAACGCGCACGGCAAGCTCGCAGGAATCCTCGAAGTCTAAATCTAGACACCTTGCGGCCCCCGGGGAAGATTTCTCGGGGGCTGTTTGGTATCATTAGACTCATGAGACTCGATCATCTAGATTTACCTCAACGCGGCCGGGATCTTGCACGCGTTTTGCAGGACTATGACCACGAACTTTTCTTAGAAAAGCTCCCCCCGCAGCACCCGTACTTTATCGAGCAGCCAAATAAGCCTTACGCAGTTATTCACCGACCCGTTGGCGCACCAGAGTACATTGTTCGCGTTTACCCGGAGTCAATGCTTGATGAACGAGTCATGGCAGACATTTTGGTTGCTGACGCCGCAAAGTCAGGTTTTGATTTAGACAAGTTTGATGCTTTATCGGCAGCTCACCATGTTATTCATGAACGTAGACGTTCTGACGAAATTGCTGAAGGAATGGACCGCCTTGAGTGGGAAGCAAACAAAAGACGATGGGAATAAGTAATGCCAATAGAAATCTTTAGTAAAACAGGCAACGATGTTGCCAATTCAGTAAAACGCCAATTTGGTGATCCTGATGGGCGACAAATTGTTGACGCAGACATTTTGGAGTGGATTAACCAGGCGCAACAAGAGATCATCACCCTTAACGGCATTCTTAAGCAGACCGCTCAACGAAACATTGTTTCCGGACAAGATACTTACGAATATGATTCCGAGCGGGTCCAGTACATTGAAGCCATTCATTACGATGGCGTTCCGTTAGAACCGTACACGTTTCAGGAAGCCGAAGCCTACATTTTGCGCTACAAGTGGGACTCTGAAATGATCACACAGGGCACAGACGTTAAACCGTTAATTTGGTATGAGCGTGCTGGTGTTGTTTACCTTTACCCTAAGCCGGCGGAAAACATTACCAACGGGTTGCGAATGTTTTTTTCGGAGCAGCCTACTGAGCTGACAGCGCTTTCGTCGGTCCTGTCTACCCCTGACCGCTATTATCCTCGCATTTTAGAGCTTGTGTTGGCTCGCGCGTACCAGTTGGATGAAAACTGGGAGGCTGCAAAGTATAAACAATCTGAGTACTTTAACGGCATGGAGACGATGGCTAATCAAGAGAATGTTGCTAAAACAAGCACGTACTCGAGTGTGACTGTTCGCGTAGAGGACCTGTAATGGTTAACAGCATGGGCGGTCGCAGCGAAAAGATGACTGTCCAAGATTTTTCTGGCGGGCTAAACAACGTCAACGATTTGTCTACGATGGCAGATAACGAACTTGCGGTGCTTGATAATCTTGAGGTTGACGCTAACGGCTTTTTAGCGGCGCGACCCCCTATCGTCCAGATTGGTTCGACCCCCGTTGCTGGGGCAAAGGTTGAGATCCTTGGTTTTTACACTTTTAGCGGCACAACGTACATTATTTGTGCCGTAGGTTCTTCAGGAACATACCGTTATAACCCGACAGCAAATACGTGGCTGCTGATTACGACGATTGTTGGTTCTGGTTGCGCCCAGTATCAAGACGAACTGTTTATTTGCTCAACGGCCACTAACGGCGGGTTTTATAACGGAACAACGTTTACTGTTCTTAACGCAGCATATTACGCTGCCGACGGTGCGTACAAGAAGATGCCTAGGGGCAGTCAAATTGTTTTGCATAAAGAGCGGTTTTTTATGATCTCGGCAGAAAGCACTATGGAGTCAGGCGGGCGCGTTCTGTACTCAAACATTAACGACCTTACTAACGGGACAGAAATATACGATTGGGATGTTTGGACTGGGGGGCCAGCGTCGCTTCCTGCAGAAAATTATTTTAACGTTTCCGCTGGGGACGGGCAAACAATAACCGCCCTTGTGGGCGGGGCGGACGAAATCTTTATTTTCCGAAACAACAGCACCTACTATTTTAAATACTCTAACGACATTTATGCAGACTCGTACCTGCAGCAAATCGATGCAAACATTGGGGCCGACAACAAGCACTGTGTAGTTAAATACGAGTTTAGTTACCTTGTGCTTAGTAACGGAAAGTTTTACCGTTTTGTTTCTTACCTTTTTTACCCGCTCAACGAACAACAAAAACTAGAGCTTCGCCCCGATCTTCTGGTGGGGTTAGATGTTACGTCTGCGGTTAGCGTTTTTGGGCGGCGGGCTGTGATTTGGTATGGGGCAAAGATTTATACTGTTGATCTTGAGGGCGGCACGTGGGCAACATGGTCTAGTGTTCATGCGCCCGCGTACTTTAAACTGGCTCCTCGGGCAGTGGGAGACCTTTCTGGAGATATTGCGTACGGAATTACCGGCATTACGGGCGGAGTTTATGGTATTTATCGTGTCCGCGAAAGCTTTAACGGTGTCGATTCCGAAGTGATGACGCACACAATGCAAACAAAAGCGCACGACTTTGGTGAGTCCGGGTCTTGGAAGCGGATGTACTACTGGAGTGTGGACATTTATACAAGTAACAACGTTACCGGTGTTGCCACCCCAATTCAGTTTATTTCGTCGTCACCATCGTGGGACGCCATGGACCAAGTGACGTGGGATCAGCTTGATGCGGGCACGTGGGATATACCAACAGAACCCAGTGCAGACGTAACTACCGTAATTACTTATTCAGCAATTTCGCCGTACCGTGTCAACATTGCGTTCCAAAAAAGCATGCGTTTCCGGCGTTGCGCGTTTAAAGTTATTACTACTTCTGATGGAACTACGGGTGAGGGGCCTGTGCGCATATCGGCAATTATTGTGCATGCTACGGTAAAGCAATCCTTGCCTAAAATTATCCAATAAGTCGTGTATTATTGGACTATCCAAACTTAGGAGAAAAATGTACGACAAAAAAAAGACTTCCCCAGATACTTACGAAAACAGAAGCGGGAACTCAAATGCACGTGCGAACATTGAAGCGCAAGAGACCTACATGAAGTCAAAAAAGGCTGTTAGCTCGGGGCGGATGTCAGCAGATTCCACGCGCCAGGGCAAAAGCGACATGAAGAACTATAAAGTCTCTGCGATGAAAGAAAAGCTCGCTAAGAAAAAGATGCAGTAATGGCTTCTGCGGCTTGGCAACGCAAAGAAGGAAAGGCCGCATCTGGCGGTCTAAACGAGACGGGGCGGCGATCCTACGAACGTCAAAACCCAGGATCAAACCTTCAAGCGCCAGTCAAGTCCGGAGACAACCCCCGTCGCGCATCATTTCTTGCCCGAATGGGGGGCATGCCAGGCCCCGAACGCAAACCCAACGGTGATCCCAGCCGCCTGCTGCTTTCCCTGCAAGCCTGGGGTGCATCATCAAAATCAGATGCTAAATATAAAGCCGCAGCAATGTCTGCCCGGCTAAAAAACAAGAAAAAGTAATTATGTGGAAAAACCCTAGCCTTGGAACGTACTCGCAGAATCAGTATTCTGCAGGTGCTAAGCGTTACGGTTTAGAAGCGCGCCGCGGACCAAACGGGGGCAGCGTTGACCCTGTCGGCTACGCCGAACGCGACCGCAAAAACGCAGTAAAAAAAGCGGTTTATGCGGACTGGCTTAAGGCCCGTAAAAACGGTGCGCTTGGTTCCGCCGGCGCATTGAGGAAAGGGTAACGGCCATGCGAGGTAAAGGTCCCGCAGATAAGCCCGGGATGGGCACTGCAGAAAAGCCTAAAAAGGGTAAATACGATTGGCTTAATAAAGACACTATTTACACTAGTGAAGCGGATAGTAACTATGCTAACGCTTTTGACCAGTTGTCTAATATTATGTCTCAACAAACTATGGCTTTTCGTGGTGTTGATCAGCAGCGTGAGCAGAACGCAATGGCTAAAAAACTTGCTGGGCAGTCTGCTGCCGGTAGTGCTGCTTCGCGTGGGCTGGGATCGTCAGGTATTTACCGAAACGTTGAAAGAAAAGTTCAGGAAGAGGACACCCGCCGAGGCGGAGAGGCAAATTTGGCTTCTGATGCTGTGGCGCAAACGTATGGCGCGCGCAACGCCATGGCTCAAAGCATGGGTGCCGGTTTTAGCCTTGACGAAGCCATTAAGAATAAGAATTACACTGAGTTGGCTAAAGTGTTTGGTTTGCTTGGTTCGTCTGGTGTCAGTGCTGGTACTGGGTTCAGTAATGCAATGAGTCAGTCTGCTGCTGCCGCGGCTAACCGTGCTGGCGTTAAAGCGTTTGACTATCTGAAGGGATGGCAATAATGGTAGGCTACAACCCCGCTTTAGCTAACAGCGGCCGGTACACTCAGTACCCGTACGTAGATGTATCCGGAGTCCGTGACGCATCTAGCACTCGCATGGGTGCTGGGTACACAAATTCGCCCGCGGCAAATCCTGGGATGGCCGCAGCGGGCGCCCCAGGGGGAATCAACTTTCCTAACCTTTACGTAAACGCGCCAGGCTACGACAACTCCGCCGCAATCCGCGCAATGTACGACCAACTACAAAACAAGGGTCGCAAGATATACCGCAAAACAAAAGGTACTTTTAGAGACATTTACGGCGATCTAATTGATGCGTATACGCCGCTTGAAGCAAACACGGGCATTCGCTACGACACGGCAATTAGTGGTGCTAACGAAGCACAAAACACTCGAATCTCTGAAGGGGCTGCTCGTAACGCGGAACAAGATGCTGCACGCCTTGCCCAAATGGAGCGTATGGGTGTGGCCGGAGCTGGCG